CCCGCCGTACCCATGCTTTGAAGTAGGGCACGTTTGATTGTAAAAACGCCATTTAACATCTCCATCTTTTTCTCGCTTGCCGTAACCTAGAATTTGGGTCTTTCGCCGCTTTAGGGAACTTTTTCATTTGTCCTGCGGAGCGTGCGCAGTATGATTTCCTGCGTGATGCTCGTTTCCCTGTCGGTTTCTTCTCAGTTACTGCCGTTTGTAGTTTGCTACCGGGATTTTTCCGGCGATATTTAGCTACACCTTTGGCGGTCATGCCAGCGCCTTGCTTAGTGGGGCGCTTGTCCCCACTCTTGATCGACATACCTTTCATGTCGTCTTTCACACCACCGCCGCGATTGTAGTATCTACGCATTAAAACACCTTTAATACCGTTAAAGTTACCATGTACTCTGCATTGGCATCGCATGTAAATGCAATATCACCTGTAACACCTGAACCCGCATTGTTTGGTAACGCGCCAGTGCTAGAAAAATCAAGTTGGTCTGACATATTAGCAGGTAGCGTCATAGCAAGAACGTCTGCATCAGCTACAAAAAATACCTGTACATCTTGGTCAGCTACAGAATAATCGCATTTAAGTATACTAACTTTAGTCGGGACAGGGGATAACGCACTTACATCTACCTTTACAACTGCGCTTTCGGCGTCGCCGTCGTTGGTAAAGCGTAAAACGGCTAGCCTCTCACCATCTTGTATGGTAGTGCTTGTAATAGCCATGAGCTATACCTCCCTAGTTATTAAGCAAACAAAAACGCGCCAGTTGTGCCAGCATTTAGAGCTTGTAAGTCCATAGTTACAGTCCATTTGCCTTCTGTGTAACAGACAAAATAGATGTAAGAACCAATACTCATTAAGTTAGTGGTGGCATCTGCTGGGGTAAATTTAAGTGAAGTATCAGTGGCAACAGAAGTATCAAAAGTCACTGCGTTGCTATTTCGGCTTTCAACCACTTGCCCTGCTTCAAACGTGTCAGTACCAGCGCAATCAAAGCGTAAGAACGCTGTGCCACCAGTAGTGTCTACACTTTGTACGTGTGTGCAAATAGTACCTAAAGTAGCCGCTGGTAGGGTAGTTATTTGTTGTGCCGCACCAGTAAAGTTATTGATGCTAATACCCGCCACGTACGTTTTAGTCGCGCCTGTAGCTACTGTAGCTACTGCTTGACCTGCTAAAGAAGGTTTGTTTGGTCGGATAGTAATAGCACCGGTAGTGCCGTCTTTTGTGATGCTAGTAAAGCCATTTTCCGAGCGGACTGGCCCTTGAAAAGTTGTATTCGCCATGTTGTTCTCCTGTCTTGGCTAGTGTCTACCCACGGAATTGTGATTGGTAGTCAGGGACAGGTCAAGCGTATACCAAAAAGAAAGGGAGCGCAAGGCTCCCTTCTTATCTTTCTTTCTGGTTACTTATGCAACAGTACCAGAGCCAGTGATCGCTAATGGATCAGAGACACCGAAAGAGTACCGCTCACGGGCTTTATAACGACTGTTGCCAGTGTCAAAATCCGCGTCCATTCCAGTGGTCATCTTGGCACGAGTAAAGTGCTTCAAGCCATTTGGAATGTCAGTGGTGAGAAACCAGTTACTTGTGTCGGTCAAGTAGTGGTTAATTGTATAGCCTTCTGGAACTACACCATTATTTTTAATAGTGTTGAGATCGTTGTCTGCTGTACCCACACGACCCTCAGTTTCCAACAAACGAGTCGCAACGAATTGCAAATCAGATGGGATAATGAGTTTTCTGGGTCGAGAAGAGATCAACAAGCCACGCTCGTCAGTCCATTTGCTAATTTGAATAACCGCATTCTCAAGAGAAGTCTCGTTAAGATCAACAGCGCCAAGGCTGTTTGAGTTAACACCACCAGATACTAATGGGTGATTAGCGTTTACTAATGAAACACCGTCTCCGTAAGTAGTACCAGTAGAGAACGCGTTGTTCAAGATAGCGGCGGCTTTCACCTGCTTAGTATACGCCATGGCACGAGCTAACGCTTTGGTGTAACGACCTGATAAAGAGTCGTACAAGTTATCTTCAATCGCTTCTTCAGTGATTGAGAAACCCATTGCGATAGTTTCATGCGTGTAGCGTGCAGTGAACGCTTCTTGCGCTGTGTCGTACTCGATTGCCGCGCCTTCCGTTTTGGTAGGAGCCGCACCGAAGCCTGACAGTTTAGTTTCTTCCTCAAACGAGCGATCAGAAGTCTCATCTTCATAGATTTCTTTATGCTCTTCACCGTATTTGGCGTATTCTAAACCAAATAAAGCGTTAAGGCCGGGTAATAACTCCTTAAGGAGTTGGGATCGTGAAATAGCCATGATTTAAGACTCCTTATGCTAAGCCGAGTGAGTTGTTGTACGAATGTACGCCAACATTATACTTAACCAAGAACTCAGGAAAATCCTCAGTCTCAGTCCCCGGAACTACACCAATAACTCTAAACCCAAGTGTTGCTGTAGCGGCAAGATTACCACCGTTACTGCCTACGTCTAAAGTCATGTTAGATTTACCAGTAGTAGTGCTACCTGTAAAGGTCTTAACAGCCGCATTCATACCTATTGCGCCTGTAGGATTACTACTGTTAAACGTACCAAGTTTTTGATCACCTTGGATTTTAAGTACAACGTTAGGATCATCATTTACATAAATTCTAACGTCCGTAGCGCCACCACTAATGATGTCTGCTGGAAGAAAGTTTTTAAATAAAAGTTGTCCTTCTGCGCTGATGTATTCACACCCTTGCATAACACCCACCATGCCCGGTGTGTTGGGTTGAGTAGATGTAGCCGCAAGATTTTGAGCCGTTGGGGAAGCAGTAACACCCGCAGGTAAACCCGCTGTGCTTAGAACCACCATTTGCCCATTAAAAATAGCAGTGCCCACGTTTGCTTTTACATCAAACCGACGTAGAGTACCACCTTGATATGGCCCACCACCAATCATATTTACTGGTAGGAGGCCGAAGGGAGAAGCTGTAGTAGCCATCTTAGATCACCTCTAAATTAAATTAAGTTACCCTTTTCCAAAGGTAACACTCGATTTCCTATCATTAAAGATAGGCATTCGTGGATCATTTTCACGCATCAAGTTGTTGTCTACCGCGTCCATCTGATTCTTGGTCATTTGCTCAAAGTGTGCTTTGCGCTGTAAAACCATCTCTTCAGGCATCTTACATAGCATTAAACCGCCGATTACAATGTTGTCTTTGAACCTTTCGCTCTCTACTACAACCATAGTAATTTCGGGATGGTCAGATGCTTTGCAGGGTTCCCAACCTTCACGTATTCTTGAGGAAATATTCCTAGCGTCAGTATCACCTAGCGTAGCAATACGAATCCACCTAAACTGATAACCCGGTTGGGGGTCAGGCTGAGGTAAGATGTCGGGCTGTTCCCAACTTCTAGTAGCCACAGTTTTTTCGCGGGTTTCTTGGTCGCGCTTGATTCTATTATCAGCCATTATCCATTCCTCATGTCTTCTACCAGTTGTCTGGCATATTGTTCGTTTGTTAATCCCAAACGTTTGGCAAGCCGTACTTGTGTTTGCGTTAATGTGACCTTTTTAGGGGCTGTGCTCCGCGTGGCGGGGGCAACTACATTGGCTCGTTTCTTTTTCGGTGCATCCTCGAACTCGTCGGGGAAGATTTGTCTAACGCGAGCGTCAATTCGCTCGTAGTATTCATCGCTAGTGGGGTCTATACCCTCACTTAGTAATTTCTCGTGCACACCCATGGCAAAATTAGTCATCTCAGGATCTTTTTGGAACCAAGGATTACGAGATGCCCAGTCTTCTGCGCGTGTATCTACAGGTGTCTGAGTAGAATTGTCGGGTATTGTTACACTAGGTTCGTCCTCTTGTAAAGGTTCTACCTTGAAATTCTTCACTTTCTCTGCGTTTAGGCTAGCATTTGTTAGCTTTTCTTGGGCTTCCATGACTTTTTCAGAGTCACCCTCGTCATACGCTCTTTTGTATGCGGCTTTCGCTTGTAACAATTCTATAGCGGATTGTTTCTTAGCTTGTTCTAATAAAGCGGCGCGATTCTTGTTGACATCACCTTTTAATGCTTTATTTTCTTCGGCTAATTGTTGAGCAACACGTATAGCTTCTTCGCGTTCACGCGTGGCCGCTTCTTTGGCTCGACGTTCATCATGGTAGCCTTTTTGTATTTTATTTATACGTTTTTTGACTTTAGAAGAATACCCTTCGAGTTCTTCATCCGTTACCTCCTCTGGAGGCTCAGATGCTTTTCGCCCTTGGTCGGCCTCTGGTGTATCATCAACAACCTCAATATCAAGATCGTCTTCAGTTACAGTTTCTGGCTCTGGCTCTAAATCTTTGGCGTACTCTTTTTCAGTTTTCTTGCCGCTCAAGTCTATTTCAACGGCATCGGTTTCTTCTATCTCAATCTTACCTTCCGTTTCATGCGGAAACTCAAACTCTACTTTTTCAAATCCCATAACTCACCTCACGCGTGCGTAATACCACGAGGATCAGCAATAACTGCCTCTATGGAATCATCGTTCATTAGACGGTACTCTTTACCACTGACGGTAAAACGAGTGCCCGTGTTCATTCGGAACATTACGTAATCGCCAACCTTACACCAAGGCTCAGCATTTTCACCAAAACGGCTCTCATCTTTATAGGCTAGATCGCCCATATCTAAGACAAGCCCCATAATGGACATAATGTATTCACGTTTACGTACACTTTCGGCCTTGATAATCCCACCTTCGTACTCTTCTTCTACTTCAGGTAGGGCTACTAACACACGATAGCCTACAGGTTTTGGTAATTGCGCTTCAAAGGTAGCTTCTTCTTGCTCTCTTTGTATATGCTCAGGCACAGCGAGGATTGATTCAGTCATCGTCTTCTTCCAGATAGTTTTTAGCGAGGTCATCGACATGGTTTATACAGGCGTCGTATCCTCGGATTTTACCTGTTAGTTCTCGGTACTCGGCGTAGTTGTTAGCCCCACCTCCACTGAGAAATTCCTGCACGGAGGCTTTGTCCTCCATGATTTTGTTCTTTAGCACGTCAAAGACGGTTTTAGCCATTAGTTGTCACCTTTTGTTCTATTGGCATTTTGTTGTATGTTTAGCAAGTCAAGGTCGAGTTTAGTATTTTCCCTACGGCGGTCAGCGGTCATCTTAGCCCCTGCTTTACGCTCGTCTAACTCTAGCTCTGCTTGCTCTATTTGCATTTTCATCTGTGCAAGTTGAGACTCCAACTGTAGTTTTTGTTGCGCAAGTTGTGCATCGGTCTGATCTTTCATAGCCTTGCGTTGTGCTTCGGCTTGTTTGGCCTGTGCGTCCATTTGATCTTTCTGTGCCTTACGTTGTACTTCTTGCATTTTGGCTTGTACTTCTTGTTGTTGTAACTGGAACACAGGATCTTTAGCTTGTTCTTGTGATTGTTTCTGAGCCGCTTGTTTTTTATGTGTATCAGTTAACTGTTTACCTGCTTGAGCTACCATACGTGATAGGCTAGCTTCCATATCTTCCGTAAACTCGGTATTCGGTGCAGATAACTCGAAGCCTAATGTTTCTTCCATCTGCTGGCGGTACAAGAACGCCGTGTGTTCAGCGATATGTGCCTGAATAGCGGCCATAATCTGCTTACCTTGCGGGTTTTGGCCTATCATTTGCGCAATCATGGGATCAGCCATAAACGCTTTATGGGCGTCAATATGTGCCTGATGATCCTGATATATAAACGCTTTGACGGGTTTTCCGGTCAAAAACGCCATATTTTCACTGATAGGATCCATAGGTTTGGCATCTTCTGTGGTTGGTATGAGTTTATCCGCGTTTTTTACGCCCAAAACATCAATCATTTGGCGGTGTAATTGCGGTAAATCGTAGATTTGTGGCGCCTGTGACGACATTTGTAGCACTGTCTGGTACTGCACGACACGCTGTGCCATGGTTGTATTGTTAGGATCACTGACCGGCAACACCTCAATCATCTCGTAATCACTACGTTTTGCCGACATTTCACCACGATACGGTAGGTATGAGTACTCAAGCGGGGCATTCTCTGACATTAACTCTTTGAGTAATTTAAACTCCTGCTTCATCGAGTAGTGAACACGCGCTTGTACTGCGGCCATTGGCTTTAACGTACGCTCAAGTATCGCAAGGGTTGTGCCAACTGGCGCATTAGCCGACATGTCGGAGATGTCCATGTCACTAATAGCACCTAACCGACGACCTTCAGTAGTAATCTGGTTAAGTAACTGTAGTAGTGTCTGGCTAGGCTCTTTGTAAGGCAGAGGCATAATGTTGTCTTTGATTGCACCGGACGGTACATCGACATCTTTCCACTCCCCAGGCTCAATCGGCGTATCGTCACCTTTGATCCGTAGGCCACGAGACTTCAGACCACCAGGTAAGTTAGACAGTGTACCTGCGTCAACAAGCTGACGAATTAGCGATGTGCCTGCGCGGGCGTACCCACCGATGATATGTATAAGACCTAGACCATAGAACCCAAACCCAGGCACGTAGTTGTAATGCACGAAGTGTTGGCGCTTCATGTACAACTCGTCTTCTTCGTTCCAGTTACGACGTATGGCTAGTATTTCACCTGTGCCACGCTCGATAGTTACCACATAGGGTTTGGCTATCTCATCTTTGTCCTTATCCAACTCTTCAATAAACAAGTCGGCGTGTATCTCATACAATGTAAACCGGTCGTCATCACTGACCGAATACCCACCTTCTTCAGCCTTACGCTCTTCTATGTCAGTGTGAAACGATTTCGGCTCACCTAGATCAGTGTCTAAGTAGAACCCCATAGCTTGTAACTTTCGTAACTCATTTTTAGTTTTACGCATTACATGAGTAACACGCTCGGCAGTCTCGATAGTGGACGCGCCGTAGGGCACGATAACTTCTTCTGCGGGTATGTAGTGAGCGCATACTCTACCCATGTTTGGTTCGTAGTACACTTTCTTGAACGCTGACCCAGACAACCCTAGCGAATACAACATGCGCTCATGCTCAGGTCTGTACTCCACCATGTTCTCAGTCAACTCGTAGTTCATATCTGCGCGTACACGCTCTGCGGCTTCTTCAGTATCTCTGTCTTCTTTACCTAGAATTTTAGTCTTAACAGGCCCAGAGGGTGGGAACGTTTCAGCCATGGCTTCTGCTTGAAACCGTATAGCAGATTCGGCAAGCACCGTTGAGTACACACCACATGCGCCTTCCCACGGTTCGGTGCGTTCTTCATACTTAAACCCAAGAACATCAAGGCCGTCCACGTACGTATCTGCCCACTCTTTACGGCTGTCTACGTCCGATTGTACTTGACCCATAATCGTAAACGATATTTTGGCTAACTCAGTCTCATCTAGTTTTTCAGCTAGGTTGTCTTCAAACTTCGACTCAATATCGTTACCTGGAACAAGAGTAATCTCTACACTACCATCACTTAGCGTAACTTCTTCTGGATCTACAATCTCAATCTCTAACATTTCTTCGTCGGGTAATATCTCATCCATCAACCCTTCGGGTGCTTGTAATATGCTTTTATCTATGGCCATGGTCTACTCCTAGTAGAATCTGTCGCCCCTACGCGACTTAAAATATTTAACTTCGTCTGGCTCATCGGTTGGTAATCGTATGAACCCACCTTGTCTAAAACGCATCAGAGCCATTACTGTTGAGTCAACCAAATCATCGTGACTCATAAATGGAAACCCTGCGATTTCTTCTATTACTTCTTCCGCCCAACGTGTTGAAGGTACCCAACATAGCCCAGAGGACACAATATCTGTTACAGAATTCAAACGCGCTAGTTTGTCGCCCGACCCACGGTGTGGCGTATACTCTGATACAGGTAGCCCCATTCTACGCATTTCCTGGTAGATAGCCACACCCGCACTCTTTTTCTCTACGATAAACGCATCTGGATCCCAAGTGCTGTATTCTTCCATACACAATGTTTTTAACTCTGGGAACTCTAGTCGCTTTTTTATACTGTTTAGTAAGATGATATTGTACGCATCAACCTCTTCATTGAAGAACACACCCCACGTAGTCAGCGCTGTATAGTCAGCACGGTTGTGGGTTTCTGCCGCCGCGTCTAATGACATGATAATATACTCACAAGCGGGAGGTCTGTCGTTACCCCATAGTTGCCACCACTCACGTTTTACTATCGACGCTTCTTCTGCGGTGGGTTGTTGCTGGTACTGTGCGTTCCATTGAAACACCGGCATTGACGCTTTGGTACGCATCAACGCTTCTAAGTCAAAAAACTCAGGCCAGAGTGGTTTTTGTATTTCTTCGCCGGTTTCTTTGTCCTGCACGTCTAGTATGGCGGGGAACTCTATGACTTCAAACTGGTCAGCGCGGTAGTTTTGTGTCATATCACGGATTACGCGCCCTGTTAGGTCGTCCATGTGCCATCTTGTTTGGATAATAGCCACCCGACCACCCGGCATAAGCCTTGTACGCGCACCGAACGTATACCACTCGTAGGCTTTCTCGAAAACCGAAAAGTTTCCGTTGATTACGTCCTGC